AGATTCATATCCAATGAGTGGGTAAGAAAAAATGTTCTTAGATTCTCTGAAGAAGAGATTGAAGAAATCAAAAAGCAAATTGAAGATGAAAACAAATCTGGTGAAAATGATATGCCAGATCCAGATGATCCAAGATTTGATTAATTGAAAGTTAAAAACTTATAAATATATAATAGAGGAAAACAATATGGCAGTAAATGATTTGATTCAAAATTTAAAAGATGGCGATAATGTAAAGGCCAATAAAGAATTCGAAGGAATTATGGCTGATAAGATGACAGCCGCATTAGATGCTAAGAAAATAGAAATAGCATCTAGTTTAGTTCAGCGTAAACAAGAAGCTGAAGAAGAGTAATAAATGATATCATTTGTTGAATTAAGAGAAAAAGTAAAACTTGCAGGTGGCGAGAAAAAGATTAAATCTTTTAAAGCCGGAAAACGTAATGGCGTTGAGGTTACTTTAACTAAAAAGGGTAGCAAGTTTGGCGTTTATGTAGATGACGAACTACTCGATAATAACTACAAAAACGAAAAAGAAGCTCAAAAAGCAGCAGATGATATGATTAAACTATTAGGTATCTAATATGAAGTTAATTACTGAATACGTAGAAAACAATTTAGAAGTAATTGCAGAAGCCAAGAAAGATGGTTCAAAGAACTATTTTATCGAAGGCGTATTCATGCAATCAAATAAAAAGAACAGAAATGGTCGTATATACGAAAAATCAGTCATGGAAAAGGCTGTTCAAAAGTATGTCGACGAACAGGTTAAACAAGGAAGAGCTGTTGGAGAGTTAAATCATCCAGAAGGACCAACAGTTAACCTTGATAAGGTTTCACATAAGATCACTGATCTGCATTGGCAGGGAAATGATGTTATAGGAAAAGCATCAATTCTTAAGACCCCTATGGGCCAAATCGTTGAAGGTTTGCTCGAAGGTGGTGTTAAGCTTGGTGTATCAAGTCGTGGTATGGGAAGTCTCGTACAGAAGAACGGAGCTCAATATGTGGGGAATGACTTTATGTTATCCACCATCGATATAGTTCAAGATCCATCCGCACCATCAGCATTTGTTAATGGTGTTATGGAAGGAGTTGAATGGATATGGGATAATGGGCTTATTCGTCAACGAGATATTGAAGAAATTGAGACTGAAATTAAAAGCACTCCAGCTACTGGATTGCCGGAAGCTGAGATACGAGCTTTTAAGAATTTCCTCTCTAAATTAAATCTAAAATCATAGGAGAAAACTATGTCAGACGACGTTTTAAATAATGTAGCTGAAGAAGTAGTTGATGCTGTTGAAGAAGAGCAGGTTTCAGAAGAAACAGCTGAAGAGCTCGTAGAAAATGAAGAAGTTTTAGACGAGGAAGTTGAATCTGAAGAAAGCGAATCTCTTGAAGAAGGCAAGCACGAGGATGAGGAAGAAGAGCATGAACCTAAAAAGGAGACTGTTCAAGTTCCAAAGACAAAGGCTGGTGTAATTCAAGCAGCAGTAGATATGCTTAAAGCAGCTCGCAAAGAAGACGCGCAAAAAATGTTTGCAAAGTTAGTTTCTATTGATGGTGAAGAAGAATCAATCAAATCAGCTGATAAAGCTAAAGATGGCGGTGTTAAAAAGGTCGCAGACCCTAAAGCCGTTGCTAAAGTTGAATCAATCGATTTTGACGAAGATTTAGACGCAATCATCAAAGAAGAAGCAACACTTTCAGATGGATTCCGTGATAAAGCTGGAGCAATATTCGAAGCAGTACTTACAAGTAAGTTAAGTGGAGAAATTGACAGACTCGAAGCTGAATATGCGCAAAACCTAGAAGAAGAAGTAACTGAAGTTCAGAATTCATTAGTAGAAAAAGTAGATTCTTACTTAAACTACGTTGTTGAAAACTGGATGAAAGAAAATGAAGTTGCTGTACAACAAGGTCTTAGAACCGAAATTGCAGAAGAATTCATGACTTCTCTACAAGGTGTGTTCAAAGAACACTATATTGAAGTTCCAGAAGGTAAAGTAGACTTAGTTGATGAACTCAACGAATCAGTCTCTGAGCTAGAGGAATCTTTAAACAAAACCACACAAGATAATATTGATCTACATAATAAAGTTCAAGAATTTGAGCGTAAAGAAGTAGTAAGAGAATTATCAGAAGGGCTTGCAAAAACTGAAGCTGAGAAATTAGCATCATTAGTAGAAGATATCGAATTTGATAACAGAGAAAACTTTGAAACCAAAGTTAAAGTTGTTAAAGAATCATACTTCAAAAATGAAGCTGAAGAATCAGTTGATGAAGTTGACAGTCTTTTAGGCGATGGAGAAGTTTCTGAAGAAACAGTATCCGAGTCTATGGCTAGATATACACAAGCTATAACTAACTTTAAAAAGTAAAAATAGGGGAAAACAGAAATGTTTCAAGCAGACGCAAAATTAATGGAAAAATGGGGTCCTGTTCTCGAGCACGAGTCAGCACCTGAAATTTCCGATAGATATAGAAAAGCTGTTACAGCTAGACTATTAGAAAACCAAGAAATTGCCCTACAAGAAGAAAGAGCTCAAGCTCAAGGAAATTTTATTTCTGAAGCAGCTGCAGCTAACAATATTGGTTCAGGTTCAGCACCGAATAACATCGGTACTTTTGACCCAGTATTAATTTCTTTAGTACGTAGAGCAATGCCTAACTTGATTGCTTATGATATCGCTGGCGTTCAGCCAATGAGTGGTCCTACAGGACTTATCTTTGCAATGAAATCAAAATACGGTTCACAAAGTGGATCAGAAGCTTTATTCAATGAAGCTGATACTTCACACTCTGGAACTGGTACACATCAAGCTGATCCAACAGGATTAAGTGGTGTTGTAGATTCTAATACAGATGGATCAATTGCCGACGAAGCTGACACAGTTTCAACATTCGGTGGTGGTATCGCTACAGCAGACGCAGAGAGACTTGGCGTTGGTGAAACCGGAGACGGTGCATACAACGAAATGGCTTTCACAATTGAGAAATCAACTGTGACTGCTAAGTCAAGAGCTCTAAAAGCTGAGTACACAATGGAATTAGCTCAAGACCTTAAAGCTATTCATGGTCTTGACGCAGAAGGCGAACTTGCTAACATTCTATCTGCTGAAATTCTTGCAGAAATCAACAGAGAAGTTGTTAGAACAGTTCTTAAAACTGCTAAAATTGGTGCTCTACAAAGCTCAACAGCTGTAAATGGTGTATTTGATGTAAACTCAGACTCAGACGGTAGATGGATGGTCGAAAGATTTAAAGGTCTTATCATGCAGATCGAAAGAGAATGTAATGTAATCGCTAAAGAAACAAGAAGAGGTAAAGGTAACTTTATCCTTTGTTCTTCAGACGTAGCTTCAGCTCTAGCAGCTGCTGGTATGTTAGATTACACTCCTGCATTAGCAGCTAACTTAAACGTTGATGACACAGGTAATACTTTTGCTGGTGTTCTTAACGGAAGATTAAAAGTTTACATTGATCCATATTCAACTGTAGACTTTGTTTGTGTTGGTTACAGAGGATCTAATCCATATGACGCAGGTTTATTCTACTGCCCATACGTTCCACTAACAATGGTTAAAGCCGTTGGTGAGAATGATTTCCAACCAAGAATGGGATTCAAAACAAGATACGGTATGGTCGCAAACCCATTCGTAGCTCTTGATGGTGTTGGTAACGACAGAAGCAACCAATACTTCAGAATCTTCAGAGTTGACGACATCATGGTGTAAGCCAGAGTTAATACTCTTTTTAAGGGAGTCTTCGGACTCCCTTTTCTTTTTGTATAAATAGATATATGGCAACATTAACTACAAATAAGAATTTTTTAAGCCCAGTAGGCTTTCAATTTAAAATTGACAGTACTAAGTATCCAAATCTAGAATACTTTGCTGTCGCAGCTTCATTACCAGGTATAAGTATTGCACCAGTTGAAACTCCATATCGTGGAGTGAATCTTTCATTTACAGGCGATCGATTATCTTTTGAAGATCTTGCTTTAAGAATCAATGTAACTGAGGATATGGAAAACTATATTGAAACATTTGATTGGATACATAATTTAGCTCAAACTAATAATGCAGAAGATTTTAAAGCAGATGCAACTCTTTTAATACTTTCATCACATAATAATGTAAGTAAAGAGATACAGTTTAAAGGTGTATTTCCTACAAATATTAGTGCAGTTGAATTTGATGCTCAAGCAGAATCAGTTGAATACGTACAAATGGATGTAACATTTGCGTATACAAACTTTGAATTTGTATAGGGTTTTTTCACTTAAACCGTTTACAAACTCACTAGAGTATGGTATAATAATAATATGAATAATTTGCAAGAAATCTTAGAAATGTGGAAGAAAGACTCAGTTATAGATGAAATGAATCTAGATGAGGCCTCAAGAGACTCCGCAAAATTACACGGTAAATATCTCGAATTACTTTCTGTTAACCGTATGAAACTCAAAAAAGCCGAACTTGAATTTAAGGTGCTACTTAAAGACAAATGGTTGCATTATAATGGCAAGATGAGTAAAGAACAAATTGATGCTAAAGGGTGGGATTACGATCCTTTAGGTGGATTAACAGTATTAAAGGGAGATATGGATTACTATTATGATTCAGATCCAATTATACAAGAACATCAAGCTAAAATACAATATCTAGAAGAACTCTGTTCAGCATTAAAAGAAATATTAGATAATGTCAAATGGAGACATCAAAACATTAAGAACATGATCGAATGGAGGAAGTTCGTAAGCG